GTGAAATGCTTGAACACACAAGTGTTTTCTCCAGTGATGACATCTTTGAACATGTCATAGAATTCAGGGCCTCCAGGCATCATACTCGTCATATACTTGTACAATACCAATTCTATGTGTTTCATGACCGGCTCAACAAAAGAACCCTCAAAAGACGTGTAGTCGGAAATGTAATAGGTCATTCCGTCTTTCACCAACCTATCTGCCACAAACTTGGGGCGATCCCGCACAGGTATTATTTTGACAAATTCTGACAATTGGTGATACACGCACGCCTCAATAAGTTTCACATAGGGCCCAAACCTACACTTTGCATCGTCAACTCTCGCATTAATGGCTCTTTCAGGCTTATAAGCAACATAAGTCTCATTCTTCATGTGAGATTTGACCATACGCTTGTGAAAGTCATTGAGATCGTCCATACTTGGGCATGAAACCTCCCAATAACAATCTCGCAATTGCTGCTTGCGCTTCTCACTATAATTGGTCTGAGCAAGCCACGCTTCCAAAGACACATCGGACTCAATCGACAAAGGACACAAGTGAGCTCGCACAAATTTCTTCACAAAGCGTTTCATCTCGTAGAGGACGTTTTGCTTTGGATGGGGCATATCCTTCAGCATACGGGTCCCGACACAATACAAACATGATATTGGATCTCTAGTGTCCGGGTGAGGGAGACACATACCTGGTACATGGCAACCAAGGGAAATCATTTCTGGTCGACGCCGAATTGACCAGTCAATATGAAGTTGAATATGAGTTTCCTTGATATTTTTGAGTGGCCTTGAAGGACGTTCCAGGTATGTATAACCGTATGCAAACGTCACTGGCCACTTTCTAGGTATGCCCCTCAAACAAAACCCACGCGACGCCCCGTCGCGTAGTCAAGCACCCGTGTGTAAACATCAGCATAATTCGCTGTCTCCGTGATGACGTTATGGCCTGGCATCACTAAGCCCTGGTGTACAGCCAACTCCACTTCAGGGTATTGGGACAGGTTTGAAGAACAGAGTGTCGCATATGCATCAATCCTCACTGGAGCTGCACACATCTCTGCTCTATCATGCATCTTCTTACACACCTCTACGAGCGGCACTGATGCGTTGTCGAATCTCAACAATTCCAAGAACAATTTCATTGAGATGAGTCCATAAGACACCCGCTTGGTCAAACTCTTGGTGTCTCCTATCAACACATTCAGTGCTTTCCTGAGCCAAGACGCATCGGCTTTCTCAACCGAATATACCTCCCGCTTTCCAATCCAAAATTGGGGGTCCCACTCGATCTTGACATTCTTCATAGCCGACGACCTACGATCAACATTCTTGAACATGGGCGTAGCACCCCGGTATACTACCGGACCCAGGAATGTAATGATCTGCGCTGAATCCTCTGAACGGAAAGGTGATCCAGCCAACTTGGACATCAGGAATCTGCCCACGAACATAAGGACGCGCGGTAATGAGAATAAACTCAAGAAAAAGAACAATGGGTGATACAACACACGCCACAAAGGACTGATCAACCATTTCCACAACCGCGGGTAGTGACTCAACTCCAAAGGAGGAATCCAAGGATGACCAGGCATCATCCCGTCACTATCAAGAGGTGGATCACCGATAGGTGGAAAATGCTCCCCCGTATCGTAATAATAGCCCCCACTATCCTCTTCGATCCTTCTGTACTTCATGTACGCTTGATCATCTATGATATAACCACGCGCATCCAAACCAGCCTTCCGCATACGGGCAGCTCGCAGGTCATACTCATATTGCTCCTCCGCCGCTTGGTCATACTCCCTAGACCAATAAGTAGGGGATAAGTGAAGGCGCAACCAATCCCTCACTTTCTCCTCATACTTGTAGACCTTGAGGTACAATCCCAAAAGCAGCATCAGGACGCCAAGCAGGTAACACAAACATGTACGAAAAGTTGATATACCCACTATGGCAGGCTTAGCGTACTCACTGGGGTCAAACTTGTGGATATCCAAAGGACTGGACAACTTGACTACGTTCGTGGGCCATTCAAAAGTCAAGTGATGGAATTTATCCACCAAGCGGAAATCAAGGGCCGAGAGCTCGTCCATGGACACAAACTCACGGATCGCACCCGCCACTGACGGCCCAAAGAGTGAGTACATGTATGAAGCGAACTCCAAAACATCCTCCTTGACTCCTTGCGGCGGTAATTGTGCGAAAACACCCCGTCTCCAAACAAATGAGGCTCCAATAAAACTGTCTAGGCAGCTGTACTCCCAGACAACTATCTCTTTCTCGGCCTCAACAGCTTCCAATTCTTTTTCCGTTCTGAGGGCCTCCAAGTACTCCTTGTGGCCATCTCGAGCACCCGCGGCACAGGATGCTTCGATTGCCTGTTGCCTGCCTACAACAGCATCACGAGAGGGCTTGCCAGAATTTCCTGACCTCTTGGGAACTGGCAATTTGCTTTCCTTCTCGCTCGACCCTTTGCCCTCAACTTTCTCAGGTTGTTCCAAAGAACTATTCACGCTGTCCGGCTTGCCACTTGGCTTAGAATCCTTAGATTCACCCGAGACTGCCTCCGGCATGGGAGCGTCAGGGATGACCAGTATTTCTTTGCCTGGTGTGGCACTCTGGCGAGCGGTCAATTCAACCTGTTCCAGATGAGAACCCGTGGTCTTCACGGCCCAGTTTCGTTTGGATTTCGAAGCTGAGAAACTCTACTGAGTCCCTTGGGCAGCTGACCGTCTGGGCGAGAGGGAGCGATGTTGGGTTGCAAATCCAACTGGTCGTTCCAACCAATGGCACGAATTCCACGTCCCCCGGTTTTAAAGTCCCGTAGACCAACACTCTTTACAGGAGCATCTGACTGTAATTCTGATTATGCGCAGTTTCCCCTGTCGACAATCTTGCAGCAGCATGGGCAAAGCCGGTCCGCTGTAGCTACCAACATAGGGGGATTGGCTGCTAGCCACGGACTGGATAGGCTGCGCAGACATTCCTCTACGTGGCTATCCCCACGAAATCAAAAATGACGAGGTCTGTCTTTT